TTTTCCCTGTATTCTTGCTTTTTCTCAAGAGAATATAAAAACAGACATTAGTGGTTCAGTTGATGCTTATAACTACACTTCATTCTCATCGTCTGCCTCATTTGGTTATCAAAATGCTGCTATACGGCCCATTGGAAATAGAGTAGTCAATCATCCAGGAAAAGGAATTCACTCCAAGAAAGCGGAGGCAGCTCAAGTTCAATTCGGAAGAAGGATAGTTTCGACTCAAGCAGGACTAGACATGAACTTAGGCGCTAACTATGTCCCACCTTATGGCGAACTTGGACACATGATGCTCCTTAGCTCGTCTATTTCTCCGTTTGTATACGTATGTCCTCAAGACTGGAAGGTAAAGCCCTATACAGGGGTTACAGCAAGTATATTTAAGGGCGTTCTAGGAAAAAGCACAAGCCGTATTGGAGGCCTTTCAGGAAATGTGTTTATTGGAGCTGAATTCAAAGACAAAAAAGAAGCTAACCACTTTTGGGAACTTGGATATGCTAGGGCATCAGGTGTATATGGCTATCAAGATAATCTTCACGTCGTTGGGTTTAGATACGGAAAGAAAATTTAAAAAAGGGGGAGAACTCCCCCACAGAACTTATTAACGCTTATCCATAGTCTTAACACTAGAGTAGGCGCGCTTGCCCATAGCTTTTTCCATGCCCTTAGACTCATCTCGGCGATCTTTAAGAGATTGCTTATGCTTTTTCTTGTGTCTCATGCCTAAGCTTTCGTCCAGCCGATCGTTATAGCCTTGTACTTTTCTCTTCATCTTCTACCTCTATTTATCTTTTTTGGAGCATCAATCTCCAAAGTCTGACTAACCTCAACCTCAGACATAAAGTCTTTGTTTTCATTAACCCTGCGAGACTTCTTTTTATTGAAGTTCTGCAGACCAGGTATAACGTTTTCAGCTATACGCCTAGCCTTTCCTGATGGTCGAGGCATAGCCATACTAATACTTATCTGATGACATATGTTTTTCTATGTTTCTGATGTCATCCTTACGGGTGTCATCAAGTCCGCGCATTGTGTCATCAATCTCGTGCGATCCCATAAACCCTGTTTTTGGGTACTGCTTTTGTATAACTTGTTTTGGTAAGTTACCAGGAGCAGAGCGATCCTCTTTAATCATTCCCATGAACTGGGAGTCCATTTTCTGGCCCATTTCTATTCTCCTTTAGCCATTACAGCTATTTCTTCTACATTAGGTGTTTTCACCTGTAATTCTTCTTCTCTTTCCGATACAGACTCATGCTCTTTAAGTCTCTCGCTTAGCTCAACCAATTCCCTCAATTGAGATAAATCCATAGACTCTAGTTCCTTTAAGGCCTTTACTCTATCGAGCATTCCAGCTTCTCGGTCTCTATCTGACTGTGCCAGCCTTTCTACCGCAAGAGCACGGTTTTCTTGTACTCTAGAAGCCCGCTCAAGCGCTAAACCTGCGTTAGCCTCAGCCCTAGACTCCATTTCCCTCGTTTTAGCCTCATTCTCTTGCATAGATGCTTGAAGTTGCATTTGTTGCATTTGGCCAGCTTGCTGCTCTTGTTGCTCTAAGGCATCAACTAGCTCTTTTTTGTTTTGCAAGGAAGACGCTTCAATAAGCACCTTCATAGGTATCTCAATACCCATACCCCTAAGCTCCATGAGCTGAGCAAATTGCATCTGCTTTTGAGTTGATGTATTAACGCCCTCTTCTATGGCTGCATCATACTTACCAAAAGCCTTGTTATAAAACTGAGGGGAAGGCTCCTGGGCAATAATACGCTGGATCTTTCCAGGAGAAAAGTTAGATTGGATAAGTGATATAAACAAGCGACCTAGGTTCTTCTGTGATTCGTCTAGTTGATCAAACAAGCCCTGTAAAGTCGTTAAACCAGCTCCCTGCCTAAGCATAGAAAGAACACCAGCTTTATCGTCTGTAGCAGACCCTAAAAGCTCTTCGTTAACCCCTGAAATCTGCTGTATCTCTTGTCCAAGCGAATTACTTAGCTCAATCATGGACTGAGGAACTCCAGGAGCCTGGATTTTCTCAACATCTGACATTGAAGCTTCTTCCTTCAAAGCCAAACCTCGTCCTTCTCCACTCAAGAACACATCCTCAGGATTTACCAACGCATTCTCTTTGTACTTCCAACCAGAATTAATCTGTGACTCGAGGATGTCTAGCTCAATTACCTTCCGCCGATTAAAAAGGTACTGCGCGTCCCTAAGCCCCCTAACTACTCCCTGAACTCTTAAAGAAAAATCTGGTAGCTGTGGCTCGTAATAGGCGAATACAGGGACAAATGGGTAGCTGTCAATACCCATAGGGTTGTAATCGTGAAACAACACCCGTCCCTGCACCACAATGCCTAGTTTACACGTCTGAATTTCATTATCGATGGCTGTGATGGTAGGATAAGCGGCCATAAACCGGTCGAGATCCTCATCGCTTCCTTTCCATTCCATTGTGTCGCCTGTTTGGACATCCACCAATAGCTTTTGAGTCCTATAAGTCCTATACCAATACTCGTCGTAGGTAAGAAGGTCATTTTGAGCAAAAGCGTAGTTCTCTGGCTGAAACTGAAACTTACCATCAGGATTGCCATTGCATGACATCTGCATGATCTCTTCTTTATGCTCTGGAAGAAGACTTGCAATTTGCTGTTTGCTAAGCCACTTTCGTGTCCAAATATAATTTGCATCTGAAAGGTCAGGCTTTTTAAAAAAAGGGTCTATTAGATAGCCGTTATAAGAAACATTGTCTACACAGATATCGCCGTTAATTGGGTCATTGCGGTAATCCATCCAAACCGAAAGAAGGTTCATACCAGTAGTAACAGCTCCATCAAAGGCTCTAGAGATGGTCTCTAGGGTGCTATCCTGCTGCATGGCCCAAATCATCACTTTAGAGAATTGATCAGCTGTATCGTTATCAGAGTTCTCTACAGGAGTTACAACAGTGCTTTTACGGTTACGGCGTTGATAGCCGGTGATCATATTGCAGATGCGTCGTATTCGGTTGAAATTGAAGGTTTTTTGTTGGTAAGCAGGGAGCTTTCCATAAATTTCTCCCCAGAGCGATTGATCCCCAGCCTTGAATCTCGTGTCTAAATCAGCTTGGCCCCAGAACGTCTGAGAACTGGTAATACCGCTATTATACGAGTCTTCCATCATCTTGGTCAACTCTTGATCGCCTGAACTAGTATTTTTTAGAAAATTGTTAGCGCCTGGGAAGTTCCATAATGCCACTATTCATCCTCCCCTGCCAGGAAGACTAGGCATCTATGCAGTTTGTCTAAGCACGCTTTCTTTAACTTGGCCCTTTTTGTATCGCCGTTTGATCTCGTCAACCGTGATTTTACAAAGGTTTTTTTCGCAGCACTCAAATTGGTGCCGGTTTCCTGTTTCTTCGCCACAAACAATACATCCGTCTTTGCGGAATCCCCGTTGATTTAAGACTGTCCAAGTCTGCCAGACTTTTTTTTGCTTACATACTTGAGTGCAAGTAAGCTTATGAGGCTGGCGTGTCTTAAATTCTTTATGACATACAAGACAATTTTTTGTTACTACTTTTCTTACTTTCCAACCCCGCCTGCATGCAGCTCTATGAGCTTCCATTCCGGCCTTAGTGCTAATATGCTTCATCCAGGCCTCATGGAAATAAGAAAGGCGCCCCTGAGCGATGTCTTCCCGGCGATGATGAAGAGCATGCTCAGAAGCTGACAGACATTCAAGATTTGATATGTCATTATTGAGACGATTATGATCTTTGTGGTGAATGTGGTAACCCTTGGGGATTGGGCCGTTATAATGTTCCCAAATATCCCTATGGAGTTGTCTAGTGTATCCTTTATCCCAGTAATAATAAGCTAGGTTATCTGTGAGGTAATAACGTCGTCCGTTAAAGTATTGGTATTTTGGTATTTCTTTGGTCATAGTGATATCTATTATACGCTTATAACTGGCAAAGTCAAGTGTTGATTGCTAGTTAATCCTAATTTCCTTGAAAAAACCTAGGAAGATTTTGATTATTCCCATACATGACGTTGTTGTATCTCTTCTTAAGTTCGTCAGCAGATAGACCGTCATGTGTCTTAGGAAGGCTTAGAGCGAGATATCTATAGCAATCTGCGAAGTGTGACGACCAGTCGTGTAGTGGACGAGGTTTGTACACCTTTTTCTTAGAGTCAAATTCCTGCCGATAGTTTTCTAGGGCCTTAAGTAGAGGCTCACAAGTTGATTCATTAATCCAAAGCTTTGAGAAGAGAGATCTTGCAGCTTCTATACCATCTTGTACCGACACTTCATCTGTGATGGTAAACTTAATACCCAACTGCCTGGCTTTTTCTATGCGTGACATACCAGACCCCCACTCTTTTACACGTATATCATGAGGGGCAATGTGTTTGCCGTACTGATAGGGTTTCTCTGAAAGAACTTTGGCATAATGCTCTAAGCCTTCTTTAGAGTTTTCGTAGCAATCTATTATCCTGACCTCTTTGCCTATCATTTGGAAAAATATAATAGTTGTAGAGTCCCTAATACCTAGATCCCATGCTGTATGAACAGGAAAGCCATTCTCCCAGGGAACAGAGCCTATGCGCTTATCTCTTCGCGCTTGATCCATGTACTTAGCGTAGTAAGCGCCTTCAACTCCCATAACAAAAGAGGTATAATACTCTTGTTGGATCATGTCGTCTGACATTATTCCCTCTTCTCTCTCTTTCTGGATATCTTCGAGGGGGATGTGTTTAGTATCTTCTACTGAAAGCTTACAGCAAAACCAGTAGGGAGACTTTTGTGAGATCTCATAAAGTTCCCATAAATGGTTCTTTCCCCGTGGTGTGGATATAAAGAGAGCCCATCCACCGTTAGCAGTAAGGATGGGGCTTATATACTGATAGGCTTGAGGATCTTGAAGAGCGTATTCTGAGAATACGCAGCCCCTAGGGTTTGTTCCCATAAGAGAATCATAGTTATCTGAACCAATAAGCTGAAAAAGAGATTCTCCCCCATCCTTTGATTTCATTCGAATCTTCATCTCTTGGCCATTTTTTTGAATCACCAAGTTTTCGGGAAAGTAATCCAAGATTCTTTTTCCCGAGTTAGTGATAGAGTCCCATATCACCTTTTTTGCTTGGGAATAGGTAGGAAATATGTAGTAATACACACCCGGGTGAAGCCACATCTGTCTAATGATGTAGTTAAGTGCTGTTATGTCTTTGCCGGCACGTCGTGGCAAAATGGCCAAGACCCTTTTATAGCCTTCATCTAACGCCTGGAGGATCGGTAGTTGATAGGATCTTGGCACATAGTCGTTAAGATGCTTTTGTTGCTTCTTTTGCCGCTTTGGAGCTGTTAAATGCGGCGTTAACTTTTTCCCTGTCAGCTGCATAATTCTCCACTATATATTCGAGTTCGGCTTGTTTCTGAATCTCTGCTATCTTCATGCGGTCTTGAAGATCCACAAAGCGGGCATGAGAGTCATAAGCATTAACATACTTAAGCAAGATCTTTGCTTGGTGTTGTGGAAGTGCTTTATCACTCTTCCAGGCTTTGTCCATCCATTTGCAATGCAGATATGCTTTGACCACGTCAAAATTAAGGGCAAAAGATGATGATACGTTTACAAAGTGATGGATTAGATCCCAGGACACATGCCTTTCGGCTATGAATTGAGGGATAGTGTATGACTTAGGGTCATTGGCCCACTCTATTAAGTCGTTTATTAAGGTTTCCTCTGCAAGGTCTGTCAAATACGCCTCCTGTTAATATAATTTTTATATAACAGACCTTTTCATAAGTCAAAGGAATTGGCATAAGAAGGTTGAGGTTGCTAGCTTTTAGAGCTCGAAAACACTCTGCTCTGTGAGGTGATCTAACAACAAGTCTTCTGAGATTGTAATACAAGTCCTCCACCTCTTTATAGGTCTTTAGCGGTCTTATATTAAAGTTGCTATCCATTGTTACAAGCTGGCTCGTGTGATGGATGGCCATTGGATGAATACTTAAGCTCATTTAATTTTTCCTTACATTTTTGACAGTTTTGTTTTGAGAAAAGATCGGTCTGGTAAGTAATCAGAGTCGATCTCTTGGTATATATAATGAGTCGTGAGTGGCAGGAGGAGCATTTATAGATCTTTTTATACTTGCTATTACGCATGAAGCAATATTAGCAGAGATAAAGATTAGTCTACGTTCACGGTTTAGCGATAGAATATATTCCCTATCTTTCATCATCTTCTTCCTCATCAAACCATGATCTCCATTCAGGAGAGAAACCTACCTCTTCAAGAGCATTCCACATGGCCTTTTCAAATATTTTTACAGTGTTTTGGACATATTGATTTAAATATTCTGGGCTAGCTGTGCGTATGTTCATCCACGAGTGAAAATGAGCAGCTAACGTAGCACATACGGGCCTCAAAGCATAGGCATGATGAAGAGTGGGAGTAGCAAGAGGACAGTCAAGATTTATAATTGCGTTTAGGACATCCTGATACTTCTCAGATTTATAGGATATTCTTTCGTCTGTGTAAGGGTCTACATCGAGTGAGATACAGTCTTTTTGGTATTCTTCAATCAGAAACTCTATAGATCCTTTAGGGCTTTCTATGATCGTTGGCTGTTGCATCTTGTGTCTACGTAGTCTTTTATGGTTGGATTGTTATAAATTCGTTTCTTTTTTTGATTCTTAGGTATTGTGCGTTTGATCTTCTTCAAATGCGTACTCCATTATTTGTAGCCGTGTACATGGGTTCTTTGAATAGTATTTTCTTAAATGCATGTCCCATATTAATGAATCATCATGCCATAATACGCCATTAAATGCATCTAAAATAAGCTTGGCTAAATTATCTAGATCCGGCTTATTTACGTGAGGCTCACCTACATTCTCTGGCTTCATTTTTTTCGGCATGGGCATTGAGAAGATCAGGTGTATGCTTATGGGATCTGTGTGCAGCTTTGGAGAGGGATCTTGAGAGAGAAGCTCCCAATGAAGCGCTTGCTTAAGCTTTTTCTGAGCATCGTAGGTCGTAGAACCGTTGCGTGCTGCCCGTTTCCATGCGATCGGATCGCCTTGAAACTCGTATAAAATCATGAAATAACTCCTGCGTGTTTGTATGCCTTAGCTTTGAGCCTGTCGAACTTTGAGAAAAATTGTGGATCGCCTACATGAATCTTGACTTGTTTTTTTCTTTGGCCAGCAAAGAGTGAAAAACAGACAAGATCGCCGCTCTTAGAAATATTGATTTTGGGATGCTTAAGACAGTCGTAAATCAGCTGATTTGCCGTTCGATGCATCATGCGATATTGATTGAGATCTAGTGTTGGAGCCGATGAAGATAGCCCAGGATCGCTTCCATGCCGGCTCAATCGTTCGTTATGCTTTTGATCCCAATGCCGATCCCAGTTTCGTTTAACCCCATTCTCGATGTAGCCAATTGGTCTACGAGCATGCTGGCAGATGTGGGCTTTGTGGTCCATGCCGTAAGTGACCATTTTGCGAATATCTTCTTCTGAAAATTTGCGGTTGATTGTCTGCCTAATTTCGTTCTCAAGCTCCTCTGGAGTAGTTTTCATGGTCATTTTGAAAGTTTTTCTAAGTTTTTTTTGCTTTTCGCGTGTATATATACTCTTTGATTTGTTATGCTCTGAAATCGAAGGCTTTTTTGGAACTTTGTTTTGAGATTCACAGCTTTCGTCGACCTCTTTTGGTCGGCTCTCACTATAGTCGACAATATTAATACCTATTCGTTTTGTAGGAAGATCTACAGGTTCAGGTTTTGAGCCTTGGTTAGTATTTTTTTGAATTTCCCTATGATTCTGATGGTTTTTTTCTTTGCTTCTTTTCGATATTTTCGAGAATTTTTCTTGTCCTTTTTGCTCGATCGTAGATGTAGAATTTTTTTTTAACTTGACTGCTCCTATCAGTTCACGAGCCTTTTCTAATGGATCTTCAACGCCAGGAAAAAACTTCTCTATCATTTTGGCTACATACGGCTTTCTTATTCCTTGCTCCATCAAAAGACGACCTAGTGCTTTTTTTGCATGTCTGGCTGGATAAATCTCGACTCTAGATCCTTTTTGAAAAAGAGAGTAACGGACTCTGAATATGAAGTTTTTTTCTTCTAACTCTTTTAGGGCTCTCTTGATTGAAGAAACTGATTTATTTGCAAGTTTGGCAATGTATGTAAGAGGCCTGTCGCAATACCCTATTTTATAGCTCAAATTCTCTAAATGACCATAAACCTTATAGGAAAGATCAGACAATTCATAGAGGGCAGTTGTTTCAATACATGAAAATGACACTTGGAAATTGATGTGGTCAGGATCTAAATCATCCAAGAGAGAGTCAAAAAGATGAGATGGTTGCGTCTTTTTTTCCTGAAATGTTTTGCTTTTAAAACTTCGTCGGCTATAATGGGAGACGAATTTGTTAATTTTATCTGTTTTTCCCCCTTTCCCCAAGGGGGGCAGATTTTTTCCTCCAGTAAATTGAAAATCGTCCATTTTTAAACTCCTTAAAGTAAAATATTAATATATACGCCATCTCCAAAAAAAGTGGTAATCTTTCTTTTTTTCTTGAGAAGCTCTTGCTTAATTTCTGGTTTTTGGTAATATGGTGGAACATTAGTTGTGTTTAAGAGACTCTGGGCGTCAACCCTTAAGGAGTCTCTTTTTTTTTTCTCCGGTTAAACGACATTTATAATCCTCTATCTCCTTCGAAGTCAATAGAAAATCATCTCTATCACATATAGCCTTCCTGATCCTATTCTCATCAAAAAAAGTGGTGATCTTTCTTTTTCTTGAGAAGCTCTTGCTTAATTTCTGATTTGTGGTAAGATTTTGGAACATTGGAACGTTTAAGAGACTCTGGGCGCCAACCCTTAAGGAGTCTCTTTTTTTTTCTCCTAGTTAAGTGGCAGTTATAATCCTCTAAGTTCTTCAAAGTCAACAGAAACTTTCTAATTTATATAAGTCGTCTATGAGTTGTGCGATGGTTTTCTGTTATAGTCAGTGCTAAGTTGGTTGCATCCTACGAGGCTCTTTTTCATTGAATACAATAGTCGTGAATGTAAAATAAGCGATGTAACTGAACGGTTACAGTCATAAATGGTTTGCCCCCCGTCCACACATGGGGGGTTTTTTATTCCTCTAATTCCTTCATCATGTCCTCTAGATCACATAGAACCTTTTGGGTTTCTTCAATCTTTTTGATAAGAGCATCCTTAACAAAAAATCTGACACTTTTAGTAAACCTAGGAGAAGGGGTGGCTTTTTCGCCTAAAACAATAGAAACGTAGGAAGGAGTGAACCCAGTTTTTTCTGCAACTTCCTTGATTGGTAAATCGCAGTGTTTGAGCATTTTCCTTATGTTTTTCATGATTTTATCATCCTCTTTTATATTTATGCTTGATTTATGTTATGAATTCATGTTACTATACAAATAGATTAAAAGCAACAAGGAAAGGAGGTAACATGTGTACTGAGGCATATTACATACAAGGTTCATTAGAGTGTGAGCATGAGGACGCAATTAAGATGGCATCTCATTTTTATGAGGGGGTGCTTGAGGCCATCTACGAAACCAAGGACATCAAGCAGCTATATAACTGCTTAGAAGAGCTAGCATATTGGGTTAACGCAAAACCACCTGAAAAAGAGATCGAGTGGATAGCAATGTAGGAAAAGGATGACTAAAGAGAATCAAAGAAGAAAGGAGAAATAAAATGACGGAAGAAAATAAAACAGTTACCCAGTGTCCAGCACATCCTTTTGAGTCCCCTACACTAGGAAAGCTTTATGAGGCGTTGGCTAAAGCTCAACTTGAGATGGAGATGGCAAAAGAGGACTCAAAGAACCCCTTTTTTAAGAGCAATTATGCAGACCTTGGAAGTATTGTTAAGTGCTCAAGACCTTATTTAGCAAAGAACGGACTGGCTGTGATTCAAAGAACCTTAACAGATGACGCAGGAAAGCAATACCTGCTCAGTCGTGTAGGTCATAGCTCTGGTGAATGGATTGAATCTAAGATGACGATTAATCCACCAAAGCAAGATATTCAGAGCATAGGGTCCTATATCACTTATTTAAGAAGATATACATATGC